AACCGAGGATCCGGATATCGACGATTCACAAAGCCAAAGGTGGCGAGGCGGATAACGTCGCCCTCTTCCTAGACTCAAGCAAGGCTTGCGTAGAAAGCCTCGACCAAGACAGCGAGGTTAGGGTTTTCTATGTCGGTGCGACTCGTGCTAAAAAGCACCTGCATCTTATTGAACCAACAGGTTATTATGGATTTAGCACATGAAAAACAGAGAACATTTTCTGCGTGATGCAGAAGAACTAATCAATGGACCGAGGGCCGAAGACTATGGCCCTGCGCTTCTGAATCATGAGCGGATCGCTACTATCTGGAATGTGCTACTGCGAAAAAAGCTGCTGGACAAAATCACGCCGACCGAAGTCGTCGCCATGATGGTTGGACTGAAGCTGGCGCGCCTTGCCGAGGACATGCATAAAGATGATTCGTGGACCGACATTATAGGATATGCGGCACTGGGCGGGGAGATTTCCAATGACGAGTGAGCCGCATCAATATCATCTGCTGGAGCAGGATATCAAGGATGTCGCGTGGGGTAACATCGACAGTGACTGGTCCCCGCCGGCATCGTTCCCTGACCTGACAAATTACGAGCGAATAGCCATTGACTTGGAGACACGCGACCCAAACCTGACCACGATGGGTCCAGGCTGGTGCCGCAAGGATGGGTACATCATCGGCATCGCAGTGGCGGCTGGTGACAGCGCCTGGTACTTTCCGATCAAACACGAGACCGGGAACCTGCCCCGGTCTTCTGTTATGGCGTGGCTCAAGAAACAGATGGCCACCCCGAATATCGAGAAGGTGATGCACAATGCGCTGTACGATCTTGGCTGGCTTCGAGCAGAGGGCGTCGAAGTGCAGGGCAGGATCATCGACACGATGGTGGCAGCGCCGCTGTTGAACGAGAATCGCCGCTGGTACAATTTGGACTCACTGGCTCGTGACTATCTTGGGGAGCGCAAGAACGAGAAGATGCTTCGCTCTGCTGCCGGAGAGTTTGGAGTCGATCCAAAAAGGGACATGTGGCGCCTGCCGTCCCGGTATGTAGGACAGTATGCGGAACAAGATGCTGCTGTCACACTACGTTTATGGGATCGGTTTCGCACGGATCTTGCAAAGGAAGAGTGCACCAGCATCTTTGAGCTAGAGCGCAGTCTGATTCCTGTCCTGCTGGACATGAAGACCAACGGAGTCAGGATCGATCTTGATCGCGCCGAGCTTGTGAAGAAGGATTTGAAGCAGCGGGAAGATCGTCTACTTAAAGAAATAAAGGAAGAGACCGGCATCTTTGTGGAGCCGTGGGCTGCTGCATCCATAGCAAAAGCGTTTGACGCTCTTGGGTTGACCTACCAAAGGACAGAGAAAACTGATGCGCCAGCCTTTACAAAAGCATTTTTGGCGAACCATCCTCACCCAGTGGCGCAGAAGATTGTACGTCTTCGCGAGTTTAACAAGGCCAACACGACCTTTGTTGAGACTATTCTTGAGCATTCGCATAACGGTCGTATTCATTGTGATTTTCACTCTCTTCGTTCAGATGAAGGGGGCACAGTTACCGGACGATTTTCTTCGTCCAACCCGAACCTCCAGCAAATCCCGGCAAGAGACCCTGAGATCAAGAAGATGATTCGCGGCCTGTTTGTCCCTGAAGAGGGGGAGAAGTGGGGCAGCTTTGACTACGCGTCTCAAGAGCCGCGCTGGCTTGCGCATTATTGTGCGACATTGACCGGCGCTAGACGGGATCCTCGTATTGATGATGTCGTTCAAATGTACCACGAAGGCAATGCGGATTTCCACCAAATGGTGGCGGACATGGCCGGTGTGTCACGCAAAGAAGCCAAGACTGTGAACCTCGGTATCATGTACGGCATGGGCAAGAAGAAACTGGCTGGCGTTCTCGACATCACTGAGGATGATGCTACGCATCTGCTTACTGGCTATCATGAGAAGGTGCCGTTCGTAAAAGGTATCGCCGATCTTGCAATGGAACAGGCGCAAGATAAGGGTGTCATTCGTACATGGATGGGGCGCAAGTGTCGTTTCGATATGTATGAGCCGCGTTCGTTTGGCTATAACAAGCCAATGCAGTTGAAGGAGGCGCTCGAACATTACGGCGGCAAGGGCATGATCCGACGTGCGTTTACATACAAGGCGCTGAACCGACTGATCCAAGGATCCAGCGCTGACCAAACCAAGAAGGCGATGGCCGTCTGTTATTCAGAAAACCTCACGCCGATGCTCACTGTTCACGACGAATTGTGTTTTAGTGTGAATTCTCGTGAACAATCTGACAAAATTGTAGATATCATGAAGAATTGTGTACCGGACTTGAAGGTGCCCTTCGACGTGGACGCCGAGCTTGGCGACAATTGGGGAGAGGTAGGATGAGTTTAAAATGTTTTGGATGCGGCGGCGACGTGATCTGGGGTGGCGACCACGACAACGAGGACGACGAAGACTACTTCATCGTCTCGAACCTACACTGCAAGGACTGTGATATGTTCTATCTTATGTATCACCCAACGCCGCCATCCGATGAGACAGACGAGACGCCCGATTCGGGGTCTGTTTAGCCCACTTCGAGTCCAACATCTGACGGCTGGCCTCGCGCCAGTCCCTGGAATTGACCGCTGCGCGCATTTTTTTGAAGCCGGTTAGCCTCGGACGGCCCAATTGAAAGCACATGTTCGCAATGATCAATTGTGCCTCTTCTGGTAAGTCATTGAAATCACTGTACAATAATTCGCAATCTCGTAGAGTTCGTTGCACATCGTCGTGGAATAGTTCATCGACGTGCTCCTGAGAGACCTCTGAGCCTACTTCGAAGCCGTGAAGCTCGTCATCTTCGGTAATTAGGTGTCCAATTCCGACGGTGGGGTAGCCTAAATGATCTAAATAGATTTCCAGCTTGCACCCTTCGTCGGCGGCAAGCTCTTTCTGTAGCTGTTCTAAGTTCATCCGAGTGCGCTCCTTCTTCGTGCAATTTGCAAGTCCCGTGGATCTTGAATTAAATCTTCAATACTTACTGGTGCAAGTAAGCTGGACACAGCGCCAGTCTGCACAGGTGTTGGTGTTGGTGTTGGTGTTGTCGTTGGAGGTGTTGGTGTTGGTGTTGTCGTCGGAGGTGTAACAGTGTTCGTGGACTGTGCTCCATCGTCCGGCTCCACAACCATCTCTTGCGGAGGCGTGCTTTTGCGGTTTCTCCCGAAAGTATCTGCATCAAACGCGCCTTCAGGAGTTGGGTCCGGATCGCTAGGATCAATAGACAAGCGACGAAGATCACGCTCCATGATCCGCAGCAACGATGTCGGGATGTCGTGCCCCTTATCTTCTGCCTGCTCCAGCTTTGTTTTTGCTGGGCTGTAGGGAAGATACCGGCCTTTTAGCAAAGCCTCGATCTCTTCTTTACCGACACGCTCTTTGCGCAAGATATTCCGAACCTGCCTGCGGCTTAGTCCAAGCGCCCTAAGAGCTTCGACCTGAACCGCCATCTCCCGAAACGCAGTAAGTCGTGCTTGGTTAGCCGCCAGATATCCGGTCACATAATCATTCTCACTAGAGAAATCCCTGTTGACTACGTCGTTAAAGAGTGTTGCCGCCTCAGAACGCGCGGCCTTAAACTCGTTCGCCTTGAATTTCAAAACCCGCTCGGGATCAACCTCTTGCGCCGACAGTCCTGTAAACAGACGGAACAGTTCTCCTTCGGCAGCGTAAGTTCGACCGGTGCTTGGCTCCCGCTCATGTACGCCGAACGATGGACGACCCGCAAGTAGGCTTCGAGGCAAGCGAGAAAGTTCAAGCTCACTGAAATCTGCGCCCACAGGAATTCGAAGCGGGTCAAGGTTAGATGGACCCAGTTGGTTATACAAGTGAACGATTGAGCGTTCAATTTGTTTTATTCTGGTCTCCGCTTTACGATAAACTTTGGCGCCTGTCCGTGTTTCACCACCCCGCCCAAACATAAATTCTGGTAGCACATCACGAAAAGCGCCAGTCGCGATAGACTCGCTAAGAAACGGCTCAAAAAACTCTGAAAAAGCCTCCCACATGGCGTTACCTACGGTGCTTGCCATACCGCGCTGGAGCTTGTTGCTTTCATCCAAGCTGTTCAGAGCAGCTTCAAATGGTCGGATCAACATGTCATACGGGTTGAAGTGACTGAAATCCAGAACTTCGAGATATCCCTTTTCATTTCTGCCCAACGGAATAAACGTGGCGGCTCTTTGATATGGCGCCGCAGTGATGTTTACGGCTTCCATCTCTTCTGGTGTAACACCAACAAGATTCATGGCTGTGTCCCGAAGCGCCGGGCCAGCGACATAGAATGTGCCAAGTGAACTCATCAAACGGCGCAAACCAATCTCACGAATAGCGGCGTCCTCGCTTGCAAGTTCTTTCATGGCTGTTTCGAGAGTGTTGAAACCTGTTCTTATAATTTCAGACGGAAAGGCGATGAAGTTACCAACAGGCAGACCGCGAATATCTTTGATAACTTGCGGCACTAACTCGTAGTTGGGGACCAGATTCCGCACGTTGTCAGCGGCCCTGTTCTTGATCGCTTCTTCCAGTGAGCTTGCGTTTTCGTCGCCAAGAAACTGTTTGAACCGACGAGTCTGGGCATCGACAACCTTCTGAAACTGATCGTCAGTCATCGGGTTCTTGCGTCGATTGTTGGCAAGGCTCTCCAGCATTTTAGTGTACGCTTCACGAAGTTTGGATGCTTCAAACTCGTAATTGTAGATCTTCCAGACATCGTCACCGGCGCGGTAGGCATCGGCTGTCTTACCAAGGAACTGCCACAGAAAATTCCTACGGTTCATTCGATCCAGAGACCCACCGAATGCTGTGTCTTTTGGTGTTGTGGTGGCGGCATCAGAAACCAGTACATGGTCTTCCATCACCCTTTGACTTCTGGTGTCCACTCCTTTGCGAAGGTTGTCCTGTAGTTCTCGAAGCTCTGCGCTGCTACCGATGATCCCGCGCTGCTGAAGATCGGCAAGATACTCAACACCTTCGTCTGTTAGACGATAGTCGGCGGTCACAAATTTTTTGTTTATCAGGTCGCGTAGGACAATGTCCACAGACTGGCCGAGACTTGCACCGGAACCAACATTGCCTTGTGCTAGCGCGAACAGACTGGCCGAGGTGACGTTACGAACCTGCGTGATTGGGGACAAAATCGTCTTGTTGAACTGCGAAATACCCTTGAGTTTAAGCAAGCCGCCATAGAGTTGCCGTAGGAGATGTCCTAAGAAGTTGTCATCTGAAAGGATTGTCCGTTGCAAAGACGCCGCCATCGCTTCAGGCACAGCGATGTTGTGTAGCGCGCCAAAAGCACTCTCTGCCTGACCCGGATCCTTCTTAATGATGTTGCCCGAGGAGTCGGTGCGGCCAATGACGTGGTAGCCTTTTGTCC